GTGGCGTTCTCCGGTTTAATGGTTGCCGGCGCCCGCATCTCTTCTTCCGTCGGCGGCGTTCCGGTAAGATTGATGTTCATCGAAAACGAGATTTCAGCATTGGGGAAGTAGAACTGCACGGCCTTGCGATACGCTTCAAGGTCAGACAGAACCTCTCCCGCATTGTGCACGACTGCCGCGCAGCATTCAGAGAACGTGCGCTCCGTGTTACAAACGACCTCAGCGAAGCGCGGCTCCTGATCTGCAAAGTTCAGCAGTGCCCGCAGCACATAGCTCTGAACGCTCGCGGCGGCGCGCCCGCCTTTGAACAGCTTGTCCTCTGCCTCCAGCTTCTCTTTTGCCTTGGCCCGCCAATCGACGAACTCTACTGTGGTTGTGGTGTGTGTGGTGGAATCCATATTGTCCTCCTATCAGAAAAAGCTCAACTGCCCACCCTTACCCTCAGAGAACATCGGTTCCTGCTCCGGCTCTTTGGGCGGCATTTTAGCGGCTTTTGGCTTTTCCGTATCTTTTGGTTGCTTACTCTTTTTTGTGGCTTCAAGGGCTTTCTGTGGTTCGGATTTTGGCGCATCTGCAGCACACTCTTCCTTTATCGGCTGAGTGACCAGCTCCATCTGCGCCATAAAGATTCGATACTGCCAAACCGGGATCCTGAGCAGCGGCGTATACCAGACGTTCCCTTTGTCAACTGGAAGCAGCCCTCTTTTGTCATAAGACGTAGACGGGTTTGCAAGCGTATCACCGATAACAACATACCCCGGCATTCCAAGCAGACTCATTTGCAGATAGCACATCATACCCACGATGTAGTCAATGTCCTGCGCCACAAACAGCACATCCGTCTGATAATTGATGCCTTTTTTCCTGCATTCGTTTGCAAACGCCACCAGCAAGGCCCCCGCGCCGCAGGTCGGGTCACAGACCGCGACCCATCCCCTGTCTCCGATTTTCTGCTGAAATTCTTCTGCCGGGGTCGTCACCGCAGACATAAACTCGCAAAGGTGGTAAGGCGTGAAGAACTGGCCCGCGTGGTCACTTCCAAGCCCCAAGCACATATACAGCTCGCCAAGGAAATCCTGTTCCGAGTTGTCCTCCAACGCCATAACCAGAATCGAGAACATATCCGCGAATGCGTCCACTTCCTGCTTCGTGTACTTTTTCACAATAGTCATGTACTGCTGCTCCCGCTCATCGAAGTGGCTCTTGTCCGTCGCGTTGGACACGGCAATGGCGCTTATCGTAATCCAATCGCTCCAAACCTGCCACCTTGATCGCCCCTTGCTTGTAAATACTTCAAACTTCTTCACAAGCTCTTTCTGGGCCTCGCCGCGGACATGGCGAATATCGCTTCCCATTAGAAAACCTCCTTAGTCTGGCGGAACTTCCTCCACCCGCTTTTTGAGAGGTCTCCTTTTCAGGAGATTCAAGCTGTTATCAAGGCCAAGGAAGTTATTTCCACTCGGCGTCTCCCGGTCAACCCGGTTTCCTTTGTATGTGATATGTACTTTTTCCCACGCTTCCAGCGTTGTGATTTTTTGTGCTGCTGCTTGGTCAAGCAGACGCTTGGCATAGACCCAAGGATACTTTGCTTGATGGCGCATCGCTTCTTTCAGCGCGGCCACCACTAAGGCATCCTCTACACCAGCTTCCCGCAGACCCCGGAATTCTGAGGCCATATAAGGCGTGAGCATCTTATCGCATCCAGCCCAGACCCAGTAGGATTCCGGCTTTCCGTCGGGCGGACCAGTTGATGTCTCCCGCTGTTCGTCCTCCTGAGTATCCGAACAATCAAAACTATCATTTGGTTGTTTTGATTGTTCCTGCTTTTTGGCATTTGAGTTTCCTTTTGGCGCTCCGCCGCTTTTCCCTGCCGCAGCGCGTTTAGCCCTTGTCTCTTCCCACTTCTGGATGTTCTCATCCAATTTTTGCTGAATCCACCGAAAAGCCATATCCGTCGCCGGATTCTCGAATTTTGGCATCCTGCCGTTTTCGGTATAGGAAAGAATCGCGTCGAATATCCGCCCTTTTTCTTCAAGCGGTAAGCTCCTCAGCGGTTCTGCCCATTCTGTATAAAGCAGAACGCTCTTTTTATCGTTTTTCACTTGACTGCTCTCCGCTTCGTAAATTCAGAATTTTGCACAGGTGCTTGTCCAGCTTGATTCCATAGATGTGATACTCAGCGAACAACGCATTCTCCCGGCGGTGCGCTTCCTCGTGATGTGCTCGGCAAAGTGCGATTGCGTTCAAGCCAACGTGGACGACCTTTTCTCTGTCCATACCCATGCCGATACGGTCAACGTGATGCACCTCCGCCGGACGGTTGCAAATTGCGCAGCGGCGATTTTCAAGGCACAGGTACAGGTACTTTCCAATGTCGTCCGTCTGCGTCAGCAGACTATCCTTGGTCGGAACTCCCCAGTGGAAACAAAACGAAATCAGGTAAGTAATGAATTCTCGTGCTGTCGTCATGTCGCAGTCTGAGAGGGAGAACCACTCCCGCATAGCGCGGGAGCAGAAATCCCATTCCAAATACTGCCGAAGCTCTTCCGGCTCGTGGCCGGACCACAAAGAAATGTCACGGATGATGGCAAAAATCTTTCGGCGCTGGTCAACAGAAATCGTGCGCCCATCATCCAACCGGACCTCCACCCGCCGGGGGCGTTTCTGCTCCACAAAGCGGCTGATGTCCGTATCGGGCTTCAGGACGAGCTTTCCATCTTCCAGCTTTTCAATTCTCGCCGTTACGACCATCCGTTTTCTCCTTGTCAACATGAACGTGCATAGGGATATACACGCTGTTCGCCTGCATATTTCTCACCAAGAAGTCATTGCATTTTGCTTCCGACAGGTGATTTTTGAGCACCTGCATCTCATAGGCATACTGTCCAGCAGCTTTTTTCTCTGCGATTTTGGCTTGAATGTCTTCATCTCGATAATTGGCTTCTATCAAATAGAGGTCATATCCGAGTGCCTGCACCCCGTTCAGGTTGTTGGTGTCGGTAGCATAAATTACCTTGCCAGATGGAAAATGCACCTTGTACCCGCAGTTCGGTACATTGTGAGTCAGCATAAACGGAATCACATTGCACAGGCCGTATCCGTACATGGTCCGGGGTTCCAGCACATCAATCTGACGTTCCGGCACCCCTGCGGCCAGAAGCGGCGGTGCCAGCCAGCGGCAACACCCAAAGCGCAGCGTTGGCCGTTCTTCGGCAAGCCGCTTGATGGTGCGCTTTTGGAAGTGATCTGAATGAATATGCGTCAAAAGCACAAGTTTCAGCTTCGTCACATATGGCTCCAGCGCTTTGTAAGGCACCCCGCAGTCTATCAGCACAAAATCTTCCAAAATCGTAGCGTTGCCGTCACTTCCGGTGCTGATAATGTTGTACTTGACCATCAGAGTGTCGCCAAATCAACAGCCGCTTTCACTTCGTCTGCTTCCGGCTCCGGCAAGTCCATAGTTTTGGCCGTCCGCTCGATTTTGGGCTGTTCCTGCTCATCCTGCTGGCTGAGTTCCGGGGTATCGGTCACTTCCGGCAACAGGTCTCCGCTCGCGGTGTCCGGCATCATCACATGGCCGTCTCTTTCATAGGCCATCGTCATTTCTGCCGTCATAATGCCCCACTTGGAAATCAACTGGCGCAGCATGGTCTTTTTGGCCATCCCGTCGAAGTCTTTGTACCAGAAGCTCGAATACTTCCACAACTCATTCTGCGGAATCTCACCATTCAGCAGCTTCTTATATGCGGCGGCGCTGAATGCCGGGGAATATTTGTCCGCATGAGACATCATCTGGTCTGCCGTCCAGTACAGCGTTTTCTGGAAACCATTGATATACTCAAAATGGGCAATGTAGCCAATCGTCGGCATACTCATGCGCTTTTCAAAATCCTCGATAAAGTGCATTTCATGGAAGCGCTCTTCAAAAGGATCCCAGCCACTCAGCTCCCCGTTCTTTACTTCAAGGACGTTCAGCCGCTTATACTGACCCGTGCGCAGGGCAAGCTGGATATAGCCCTTATAGCCCAGCACAAACTGAGCCTTGAACTTCTCCGGTTCAATCATCTGCCCCTCACGGTCATACTTGGCCTTGGATTTGAACGGCACCAAGTAGAACTGTCCCAACTGCGGAGAGGGCTGTAAGAACAGGCTTTCGCCCAGAAGTGCACCCGCAAGAATTGTGCCGGGGTCGC